AGCATTTACCTGCGCCTCTAACTAATTTTACAGAATTAGGATTGCTTTGTTCTTCCTCAGACATCAAGGTGCATACCGTTGATACTTCATAATCGTTTAAAAGTTTTCTGATTTTTTCTATGATTTCAACCGTTATATCAGGCATGTCGCCTTGAACGTTTATAAAATTCTTATATTTGTGTGACATCATAGTTATTGCATGAGCACATCTTTCAGTACCATTTGCAAAGTTTTTATCTGATACGATAGTTAAGTCGCACCCTGTAACAGTATTAGAAATTCTAACATCATCAGTGAGAACATAAACAGGAAGTTTTGTTTTTTTACAGGTATCAACGATTCGTTGTATCATAGTGATACCACCTAAATCGCATAATGGTTTTCCAGGAAATCTTTTACTATCGTATCTTGCAGGGATTAAAATAGCCGTATCAGTCGTAGTCATCGTGTCCTAAATCATCATCATGCATTTTACTTTCGGCTTCACTTCTTCTTCCACACATTGGACAATATTCTGGAATAGAATCAGCAGTTATTGTTGTGTGTTCTCCACACTCAAAACATTCTATAAAATATTCATCCATTAGTAAATTCCGCGATTCGTTCTTCTAACTGCTGATAACCACCAATATATTCTTCAGTAAATATTGCTGGAACCGTACGTATGTTTGGGAACTTATTGCGGAATTCTTCCCTATCAATATCTTGTCCTATAACTACTTCATTATAATCAATACCGTGATGTCCTAATAATGTTTTAGCCATAACACAGTAACCACAAGGTGGATCATTACGTGTGTATATAGTTAATTCTTTCATTATATTTCACATCCACCAGCAGTACACGCTAACTCTTGTGCACCAATTGTCATATCTTGAGTTTCATATTCTGCGAGCTGAGACCAATCAATATTCTTTGGCATCTTCTTCAAAAGATCTTTATATTCATCTTCTGAACAATCTTGATACGGTGCTTGTCTATATGTATGATCACTAAATGGAAGGAAGGATACTCCAGACATCCAATCAAAATGCTTATAAACCCAAGAACCTACTTCCATCCATTCAGATTCTTTAACCGATATCGTCACCGAAGGTTTATGCTCACACCAATGTTTTTGATACATTAACCAATGCTCGAGCTGTTGTATAGCTGACATATCTGTTCTAAATATAGCTTTCTTATCAACCTTCATAGGAAATGAAAATACTGCTGTATGGTTTGGGTTCATAACATCATCTTCAATTGGGAACCCTGCAGTTTCCATATACATTGTTAGTGGATCTTTCTTATCACCACGTACAGTTCTTATATAGTATGGATTATGTCTTGCATGTATGCCTGATGCAGCATCTGTTAATTGTGATACAGTTCCGCTTGGCTTGACACACGTGATGGCAGCAGATTCAGGAATACCCATTTCTCTTGAAAGTATATAGTTTGTATCTACTGCTTTTTGTTTGAGTTCTTTTAAAAGATTTTCAAGATCTTTATTCTTTGGACTTGTTAGTGGTGAATCCATAATACCAGTTAATGATACACCTAATAGTCTTTCTTCTTCACAATTATTCTTCCAATGTTTTGATACATATTTAAAATTTGTGAGTGTAGATTGCATGGTTCCGAGTATGGTTGCTAATTCTACTTTTTCTAATAATGATTCTTTTGTGTCATTCGCTCTGATGACTACTTCAGATAGGTTACAAAATTCTCTATCTCTTAGGATAATCTCTGAACATGGATTGGTACCATAATCGTATCCTTCTGTTTTTCTTCTACCGTTTCTTTTTGCTTGCTCCGTTGCAGAAGCTCTATTAAATATTCCTCTTTCTCCCGATTTCGAATCGTATAACGACTTCCATTCGTCCATAAAAATGCCAATATCTGGTTTTTCCGAATAGGCTGCCGAGTTATTTGCGAGAGCCCTTTGACCGTTATGCTCCCACCACTGACCAGCTTTTGCATGTCTCATACGATCGTCTGATAGATTCGATAGCGATATTAATGCCGACCTTCTCACACCACCTACAACTACAATTTCTGCAATCTTACACACAATATCATGACATTCGATTGACGATAGCTTTCTACCTGGTGCACCTTTCATAGTTTCAACAACAAACTTAAATAGACTATCTAATGGCTCTGGACCTGAAGCTCTTCCGCCGAATGTCTTGAGTGGTACACCAGCTGGTCTTACCTTTGATAAATCCCAACGAGGAATTTGACCAGAGTATAACATTGCAATAAGTTCTTTAAATCCTTTAGCCCAACCTAACTTTGAATCTGCAACTTCTATAACTGTATCAGTTTCAAAAAATTCTTCTGCAACTATTGGAAGCTGTGATACTTCTTGTCGTTCTACTGAGAAACCTACGCCAGTTCCATTCATCAACACATATAGTATTTCGTCAAATGCTTGTACTCTATTAACAGCTACGTATGAACAATTATATCCTGCAATGTTCTCTCTTTTAAGAGCTTCTCCTGCAGTCATCAAACATCTCATTGATGGCATAATTTGGCAATCTAATACTGCTTCTTCTAATCTTGTTCTTAGTTTTGAATCTAGTTTCCATTTATGCATCTCCATAAGATGCTCTTCAAAATAATCAAAGTATCTTTCGATAGTCTCACTCCAAGTTTCTCTTCTACCTTTATCTGGTAGCCATCTTGAGTATCTTGATAAGTGGATGAATTCTTGATATGGGGTTGGTAAATGATTGTTACGACTAACTGATGGCATTAGTTACCTCTTACGATAATGGGTTGATTTTCTATTGGTGATATCTAGTATGTATACGTATATGATATACTAGATGCAGCTTATGTGCGAAAAAAATATATTTTTTAGAAGTATTTTTTCAACATCTCGATTTGATCGTCGTATCTTGCAACTACGTCGAGTTCTTGTTCTATGGCTTCAAGCACATCTGGATGTTTTTCGCCACCAATACCTGCGGCATTTCTAAAATATATCATTACGTTCATCTTATGTTTATCGATATGACCTTGTGCATGCGATATCATAGCTTGTTTAATATCTTCTCGGATTGTTCCCATTTTTATTATTCGCCTTTTCAAGTTGTTGTATTCTAAACTCTAAATTATCTATCTTCTTTGTTATATGTGGATATTTGTCTCGCCAATCGCTATATGGTTTTTCTAACCATTTCCAATTAAATTTCTTAACCAGATAGTCTAAAAAATTATTAAACTTATCATAAGCCCACAGCCCCATCCTTGTTGTTTGGAACCATGCTAAGAATGCAGCACCAAATAATGATCCTACAATAGCTGTATAAATCCAAAGACGATCACTCGTCATTCTTTCTATCATTTCCCACATACTAGTATATTATACCAAATTTTGTTGATAATGTAAACATTTAAATTACGTGTTTCATTAATTTATCTGCATAGCCTTCTGTAATATTATGATCGTATACACCATCAAAGAGTTGAAATTTAGTTAAAGCTTTACATCTACCTCGTACAGAATCTTTAAACTTTTGCCAAAATGTTAGTGTTCTAATATTTCCGTAATAGTTTATATAATGTAATTCTCCGTGATGTCTAAACCCCATCAGCCAGAATGGGACGGTTGGAACTACATCGTTATTGTTTTGATAGCGATGGTGTTCTACATCACAGCTATCAACAAATACTGAACCTCCAACTCTCGGAGATCCGTACGTATATAAAATTGGTACAGAATCTCTTAGACGATATGCACAAAGTGTTGCCATGGCTCCACCTAAACTATGTCCACAAACCCATATCTGGTGATCAGGCTTATCATCTAATTCGTCTTTAATATAATTCCATAGCTTATTGATTTCTCGTAAAAAACCAAGATGCACTCTTCCTTCACTACTTGATTTTCTTTTCAAAGCTAGTAAATCTGCTTTTACATCAGACCATTGTTTTGGTTCTGTTCCTCTGAAAGCTACAACTATGTCATTGTCATCGTGGAATATATGACATTGAGCTCCATCAACATCTAAAAATTTATGCTCATCAAACCCTAAAGCTTTTATATGTGGATTTGCCTGTTCCCAGTCTAAATACGCTAATGCAGATACTTCGGCAAAAAAGTAACCGCAAAAAGATTCATCATCGAAATCTATTTTTTCGCATCTTTGAAACCAATTTCTCATTCTAGTGTCTCCTCTACTATGATGTTATCAGGTTCTTTTTTCACTGACTTCTCATAGTAAAGGATAATTTGGTTTTGTGTTTCTATAAACTTTTTAATCTGCTCAAAGTTTAACGCCAATGACTCAAAGCTTTGAGCCGTCATAGCATATAACACAAATTCACCTTGTGTATTTTTTACTCTATTTATAACTTCTTCTAAGTTACTTTCAGTAACCACGATAATATCTGAGTTCTTCATCTTAATCGGTGAAGGACGTGATACAATCCTGATCTGAGGTAGTTCTATCTTCGGTGTTTCAACAACAGTTGGTACCGTTACGATTTCTTTTTCACTGCTGCGGCTGCACGCATTTACTGTCAGAGACGCAATCAATAGCGCCAAAAAATAGATCGACTTCTTCATTTATGGTATCCTCTGTTGCTTGTGGATCTGCAAGACTATTCTTAATTATATCATTTTCTGCCAACAACTGCGTTATTACTTTATTATTAGCTTTTACTTTTTCTAAGTTACTACTTAACTGGTCATTTAACTTTTGTTGTTTCTCAAGTTCTTTCTTAAATCTATCTATCTCTTCTTTTACATTGTCACGATACTGCTCAAACTCAACAACTGTTTGTTTATGAGCTGTCTCTAACTTTGCGTTATTTGCTGTAAGGATTGCTATACGCTCTTGAGTAGATGCGTAGTATTGATAGACTAAGTAACCAACGCCACTTAACACACATAACAATAATAATATAGGATATAGTCTAGCCACCGTTATCTGTCATATATTTTCTAAATCTTGCTAACAAAACAGGAGATTTTCTTTTATTAAAACGATTATCAGTCATCTTAATTTCCATTCCCTTTTTTCGTCTGTAGATATGTGTTGGCATTCTACCCATTGCTGTCACAGCAGGATTTGGTATGGATGCAGTAGTTGTTGCAGAAGCTATATCTTCTTTTTGTGTTAATCGTTTTTTAAGTTTTTTAACACCTTTCTTAACGGTGTTATAAGCTGATGATGCAGCTGCTCCGATTGGTGCGCCACTACCTCTACTTACAACTTTAGCAATTGCAGGTGCTGCTCTTAATGCAAGACCAACTGCAGGAAATGCCTCTCCTACACTTTCACCTTGAGCTCTTCTAATTGCATCAGCTGTAGGTGCACCTTTCTCACCTTTCTTACGCATCTTTTCCCCGCGTTTACGTTTAGCATGTATATTAGCCCATAGACCACGACCTTCTACAATCTCATCAACCTTTGCATGAGTTAACCATACTCTGCCATCAGTTTTTTGATTAAGTTCTAACATCTCATCTTTTGTGCCAGTAGCTACGACTTTTCTTCCAGCCACTAACGCGTAGTGCGGATTTCTACCACCGGTTATGGCATCTTGACCAACTTTTATTGTTCTAATCTTTGTCATTTATAGATTTCTCTGTTAGTAATGTATATTGGTTGGTTAGTTCTCAAATGTGTAGCAGGATACACATCAATTCCAAATAATTTACCAACTGGTCGTGTGTCTTCTTTAATTCTTATCTTATCCTTTGGAAATACCATTTCCTCTAAGCTACTATTTAAAAGCTTATACTCTTCTACTTGATAGACACCTGGCGATATAGTACCATCTTCTCTCATAAACCATTGATTTTCTTCTGATAAAAAATCTAAATCATTTATATCAACGCTCTCGAGTATCTTTTGAATATCCTTATCTTTTAGTTTACCATTCTCTTTGATAAGATATAATGCAGATACAAATCCACCAAGTCTTGAACCACCTCCAGGAATCTTCGATATGAGCCTTTTTATATTAGCACATAGACGAATAAACGGTGTCCATGCATTTTTTTTAGCTTGTGTATCAACCTTTACTGATTTGATACGTTTGCCATTATCGTCGATAATACCTTCTTTATAAGCATCCCATTCTGGCCACTTTAACACAAGCATTCTGATAAATCTAAATGTGTAGACTAAATCGCCTGCTGTCTTTAATAAACTCATATCTTTCTCAACCTATCTACCACTGTTGGATCCATCGTTATGCCTGTCTTTTGATCCATCGTAATATAGTTTAAGTATATTAAGAATGGCTTTATAACAGGCCAGTGTTTATCGTCTAGCTTCAAGTCAAGTATGTTTAAAGCTGGTTCATTTCCAAATGAATTGAATAATACTATAATGTGGTTTAGTATCAATCGTTCCATTAATTCATCATGATCTAAGTATCTATTAACTAATCGTTTGATATACTTAAATCGCTTTAAATCTTCATAAAACTCTTCAACGTCTGAGAACTGTGGTTTGTAGTAATACTTTGCAGCATACAATAGCACATTCTTCTCGGTTAACTCATCAAAAATCATCATATAGTTATATATGCTTAGCCAGTAATGCCAGCTTCGTTTAACTCTTCAATCAAAGCAGCTTTGCTTTTTCTTCGATCAAGTTCAATACCGTGTTCACGTCCTAAGATTTCGAGTTGCCTCTTATTCATATCTTCAAGGTCATCATGTGTATGAGGAACATCTCCGCCTTCATGATGATGCATAGTTCCATCTTCATAATGGTGATGATGAGGTTGATCTCCTCGGTCGTGAGAGTGAGTTACTCCATCAGGATGTGTGTGCTCTAGTGGATCATGACCCATGTATTCTTGGATCTCAGCAGCACTTATTGATTGTGATTTTAATAGTTCGCCTGTATGTGGATGTCTCC